TATCGAGAAGGATTTCGTAATAGCACTTATACAGACGATGTGTCAAAGGGAGTTTGAAAAAAGAGCGTTTGATTCTATTGGACTTTTGATAGTAGATGAGGCGCATCATATTGGGGCGCCCGCATTTTCACAATTTATGTTCAAGATATGTCCACGATACACTCTGGGACTTACTGCGACGCCAGAAAGAAAAGATGGACTTACGCGACTTTTGTATTGGTTCCTGGGGCCTGAATTCTTTCGCGCAGAAAGGTCTTGTCAGATCACTACTCGGGTCTCGGCGCTTAAATATACACATGAGGCGTTTAAGGAAGCTCCACCCGTCACGCGTTTTGGAAAAATCAACATGGCCGAAATGATCAACATCCTCGTGGATATCCCAGACCGGAACGCCCTCATCGTCCGAGAAGTCCTCGGGGCCTGCAAAGATGGCCGGCGAGTGCTCGTTCTGAGCGACCGCCGAAGTCATTGCCTTTACTTACAAGATAAATTTGGCTCTAAGTCTGGTTTGTATATAGGAGGAATGAAAGAATCAGAACTCGAGGAATCTTCAAAAAGACCTATAGTGATAGCAACATTTCAATTGGCCCATGAGGGTCTCGACATTCCGGCTCTAGACACTGTTGTGCTTTCGACTCCCAAATCAGATATCAAACAATCTATAGGTCGAATTATGAGAGAAACTCCCGGAAAGGTCAATGCTCCTCTTATAATTGATATAGTCGATCAATGGTCCGTATTTTTTAGTATGTATGGAAAGAGATCGGCCGTGTATAGAGAACTCGGGTTCGACACGGGCGAACCGCCGGCGGGCCCCGTAAAGGGTTATTGTATGGTCCAGATATAGAGATTGTAGTCTCCTAAAAATGTAAAAACTAAATATCTATTATCAATTGCGACCACACCTGTGCACGTCGAACTGGTGGGTAAATAACCTATTTCAACTACTGTTCCAACATTCATTTGGACGACTGCAAAAGATGGAGAATTTTGAACTCCAAAAACCAAAAAGTCCGTAGTGACAGTCATATATACTATATTTAATGGTGGACGCTGATCAAGTGTATAGTAGTCGATAATTTCCCATAAACTAATCATGTCCGGATCATATACATTTAACGAGTAATCGCCACCTTCGACATATGTATTAAACACATATAACCTATCGTCAACGTCTACAGAAATTGCCAAAGGGGCGAGATCGTAAGAACTTGGGCCAAAATAAACACTATCGAAAGTTAAAACGCCATGACTGATGACATATCTAACAAGCTGATAATTTACCGTATCAATAAACATTATATCTCCTCTAGAATTTGCCGCAAATCCGCTAAAACCCGCTGGGGGCAACGCAAAAGAATAACTTGACATATCAGACGTAAAATCATAAAGAGTCGTCAAAGTGTTTGATAATAATAAATTTGAAGAGGTATCTATAAAAATAGGATAGCCATTTGTATCAAAACTCATTTGAGTTATAGTATGTCCAGCTATGTTCACCACGTTTGAGTAGGTCGAAAAACTCGGAAAGGCCGTGTCCATTATCCAATTTGACGACCCGAAATAGAGCTGACTTCTTACATTGGCCGCTAGGAGGTTACTCATAGGGAGACCCGTATTTATCATGGTCGGGCGGGTTATTATTCCTGTGAGCGGATTTATGTAGTATATAGCATCGAGCTTATTCATGAGAGATGTTATAGTGTAGTTTCCTTCAGGGACCGTCAGAATTCTGTTTGTATTGTATGGTGAACGCATATTGTAGAAACCTACCGGAATTTCTGCAGTCTCAAGAGAAACCTCTCGGACATTCACATACTTTCTGGAAAAAAGAATCGAACAATTGAAGGAATCTCCATTCTTTGTCACGAGCGGTCCGGCAATCTCGCCGCCAGAGGTGGACAAGGCGGTGTTAATATGAATATATTGACCTTGAATTTTGAGAGTAAATGACCAATCGATTCCATTATTATTCAGTGGATTTCCATAACGATCAAATATCTTTATATTCAAGCGATTGAAAGGATAAATGCTGTTGGCATTATATACTTTCTGAGTATTCTGATTATTTCTGCTCCAATAAATTGTCGAACTTGTCTGATCATATGGAATTTTATACGTAATTTTATTTGAATCCTGAGAAGATGAACCGATGTTTTCTATATAAACGATAATATAGGTATCAAATGGAAATTGATATCTATATGTTGCGTCAGCCGTGATGTCCTCACTCGTCCAACCTAGCAAAGTTGCCAGAGTTGTCATATTATTATAAGTTCATATTTATTTAACGCTTCCTTGTAGCATCGACCAGCCCCATCAAGATGATGGCTCCTACAAAAAGCATTGCTATATAATTACACTCTGAATTCTCCGGAATAAGAGGAGGGGGCGGGGGCGCCCGAGGTGCCTCCCTGCTGATGGGTGGCCTGGATTCAAATGGTGCATAGGACAATGCCATTTACTAATTTTAGTAAAGAAATTTCTTAGAGAGATACCTCATTCTTCTTGGCCCCCTTGGGTCCGCGTTTCTTTCCGCCGACCCGAACCTCTCTGGTATCGCCGCCCTCGTCATTAATAGATACAATATCCGACACAGACTCGGCGTCCTCGACGCGAGGACCTGTGCGGGTTGCCACTGGCTGCGCGGGTCCCATCATACTCATGAGAGATCCAAAATCCATGCCGGGTCCGCGCATATCGCGCCCGGTGCCCTGTTGAGGCGCCTGATCCTGTGAGCGCTGCACAGCATCGACCATATTACGCATCAGATCCGGATTTTGCTTCATAACCTGACTGACATTTGGGACGGCCGCTTTGAACATGGAGTTGGTCAGGTGGAACATCATCGCGGACCCTCCGACCATCATCAGAAGCTTCACCTCGGGCGCGACCTGAATCTTGGTCTTATACTTGTTATGAAGTTCCTCAAAGACTCCATCGTAATCTTCTACATTTTCCATCATATTTTGGGACCAGCCATTTAGCTCAACGTCAAAAGGGTCGAACTTGTCGTTCAAAAACTCGAGGCCCGTAACGCACGCAATGAGCATTCGGCGCTGGAACTTGATCGAACGTTCGACCTCTATTCCATAGGTCATTCTCTTATACTCGGTCCGAATCTCATCTATGTCCGAATAGATAGTCAGTCGCTGACTCGAGTTTATACCCTTCTTGTTAAGACGAGTAATCTTGTTCAAAAGATCCGCCTTCTCGTCCTCAATAGTTTTGTAACCCTCTGAAGGTTCCTGTGGAGCTCCAGAACCAAACTGGCCCTGACGCTCAGGCTCCTCATCATAGCCCTCTTCATCGGCCCCATCATACTCTTCTATAGGCGGAGGTGGGGGGGCGGTTCTCTTTCCAGGGTTCATGAACATGTCGAGACCCTCAGAAGGATCGGCCGCCTCGGGCTGTGCAGTAGGGGCCCGGCGAGAAAACGGGCTCGGCCGGGGCGGCTTGGACTTCAGGGGAATTGACTTTTTCTCGGGAAGCTGAACAGAAATCTCATCTAAAATTTTGGTCTCGTCGTCATTCATGTTTAGGGTCGGTCCATCGGCGCTCTCAAAGGTCAGGTCCATCTGATCTATTTAAAGAAAAGTGCATCAAGTCTTTAACGCATTCCTGAAAATAATATTTGTAAAAGTTAAATGGCAATCAAGATTGGAAAGGTTGCTGTTCACGCCATAATTATCACGCTTCTGCTGGCTATTCTCTATGTTCTGCTCCAGGGTAAGGGCAGCTCGTTCACGCCCTCGCCGCTCGTATCGACTCCTGGGCCGAGCGCCTCGGGACTGCCCGCGAGCATCTTCGATCTGCCTCAGTCCATCGAGTGTGTCCCGGGACCCGGACCGAACGCTGATTACTACGCCCTGTCGGGCGCTGGAGTCTGCGGAGGCTCTGAGTTTGTCCTGAACTCAATGCACGATTACACTATTGATGATGGTATCGGTGGCCCCTTACTTTCAAAGTAAATGACCAGTCCAAAAAATTATTATCAATTTTATTTCCAAATTGATCAAGGACCTGAACGTTCAGGCGGTTCAGAGGGAACTGGCTATTTTGATTGAAAATTAACTGTTTGTTAAAAGAGTTATTTGTCCAAAAAGTTTTTGAGGAACTTATAGGAACCTTATACGTAATCTTTTGATTTTCGTTGGATGAGGTTCCTATGTTTTCCATCCATATATTCAGATACTTGTCGAACGGGAATGAGTAACTTTGCGTAGATGTTCCGCTTGGATTTCCTAATGAGTATCCGAGTAAATTAAGAAGAGAATTTGGAGTGACTGTTAGAATTCCAGGAGGAAAAGCAGGTATAAAAGTGAATCCAGCAGGGACGCTATAATTTGCTGTATCGAGAAGTGTGGCCGAACAATTAGGACCCAGACATATAACAAGATAATATGGTGGCGCTGCGTTGAGATAAGCGAAATACGCACCGCCACCTGCATTCGCCGGATCTCCAGGTCCTGTCCATGTCGGTCCTGCATTATCAGGGTAAGAAATACCACCTGAATCTGAAGTCCACGGGCCTCCATTTACGCGCCACCATATAAGATAATTAATTGTATCAACACAAGTATCGACTATATCACCATATTTCCATCCAGGGATTGGTAACCCAGTAGGTGCACCATCAACATTTAAATTGTAAAATTGTCCAGAAAATTGGGTTATGACCGCACAATTTGAAGGATTATCTTCTGGAACCCAGATTCTGCAGTCATGATTTTTGAAATCATTGTTTCCAATTCCCAAGTCGTTTTTGTATGAAAATTCGTTAATCGTATTCATCTTGATGGAAAACATTAGTTTGGATCCGTCATTTATCGGATAATTGGTTATCATAGACGGATGAACTAATGATTCATATATATTACTAAAAGCCGTCAGGATTTCATTCGAATTTGTGAGATATTGGTGAGGGGCCGCGAATGCCGGATCCCATTGAACTTTTGTTTGGACTATGGGTGAAATGAACCTATACCCGGCTGGAGGACGATACATGGCGGTCGTCTGCAGAGTCATTGAACCGTTCGCTCCATTTTCAGCATATACAGAGACTCCGAAATAGAACGGGCCTTGGCCACTCATGAAACTAATATCTTGTGGCAAAGTCCATGAACCGCCATTTACCCTAAACTGTATGCTGTAATCTCTTGTATCTATAGCCAGGTCTATTATATCACCCGTAGTAAATCCGGATGTAAATCCTTGACCCTGAAGGCCCGCAGCTGAATAATACGCGCCATCTTCCCAAAATGCGACACTCGACAAGCCATCTCCTCCACCTAGATAAGTTGTAGTGAATCCCGCGTTAATAAACACATTAGACGCTAGACCGACGCACGTGAATTCTGGAAGATTAGGAACATAGCCAGCCTTGACGGAAAACATAACCTTTTGCGTTTGTATTGCGTATAAAGACAGCATGGTCGGTTCGGCCCTATTGACGCTCATAATTTGAGATCCCGTTACGGTCAGGCCGCCATCAGAAATTGTCTGATATGGTGCAGCATATGCAGTGTTAAATCCGTATGTAACTAAAGGTGGAGCAACTGATTTATATTCGTTAATCCTATCACCATCTTTTTCAAAGACATATCCAGATGAACTAGACATTGCAGCCAGTAAAGTATCGATTGTGTAATTTCCTTCCGGAACTGAATACGAGATTCCATCGACCGTGAAAGTGTTGAAA